CTCCATGAATATTATATATAGGTCGTATATTACATCCAACTTCTTCACATGTTTTAGATACAACATTTACCATATTTGGATGCTTATGTTCTGCACAGAAACGTCCCTTTGATTCTCCAGGGATATTATATGCAGGTAATATATTGCATCCAGCTTCTTCACATGTTTTATCTACAACATTTACCATATTTGAATGCTTATGTTGCGTACAGAAACGAGCTTTTTCTCCTGAGATATTATATGCAGGTCGTATATTACATCCAGCTTCTTCACATGTTTTATCTACAACATTTACCATATTTGAATGCTTATGTTGCGTACAGAAACGAGCTTTTTCTCCTGAGATATTATATGTAGGTCGTATATTACATCCAGCTTCTTTGCATGTTTTATTTAAAACATCTACCATATTTGTTTCTTTGTGTTTAGAACAGAAACGTCCTTTTGTTTCTCCTAGAGAATTAAATGATGCCCGTTTACCGCAATGACATTTTGACATTGTCTCTACTTATCTTTTTTAATTTTAAATTCTTTATCAATTTTTAATTTCTAAAGAACTTAAAACTTTATCCATCTTCTTATACAGAATGCCTTACTCTATTGGAATTGACTTGGGCACCACGACCTCTTGCGTAGGCGTTTGGAAAAACAATCAAGTAGAAATCATTGCCAATGAGCATGGTAATCGCACCACGCCTTCTTATGTAGCCTTTACTGATTCAGAGCGTTTGATTGGTGATTCAGCAAAGAATCAGCTGTCTTCTAACCCAAAGAATACTGTATTTGATGCCAAGCGTCTCATTGGTCGTAAGTTTGATGAAGCTGTTGTAAAGACGGTTACTTCTCATGCACCGTTTTCTGTCTCTTCTGATTCCAATGGTAAAATTCTCATCGGTGTCCAATACAAGGAAGAGGATAAGAAGTATTTACCTGAAGAGATTTCTGCCATGGTTCTGACAAAGATGAAACAAACAGCTGAAGCTTACCTTGGCGAGGAAGTAAAAGATGCTGTTATTACAGTGCCTGCCTATTTCAATGATGCGCAGAGACAGGCAACGAAAGATGCTGGCCTAATTGCGGGATTAAATGTTTTGCGTATTATTAATGAGCCTACTGCTGCTGCTTTGGCATATGGTCTTGATAAAAAATCAAATGGTGAACAGAACATTATTGTTTTTGATTGCGGAGGTAAACATACTGCTTCCTAAGGTGAAAGCCCTTATGTTATGCTGTTTAGCATAACAGAATCTGGTGAATTGACGGGAAACCCCTAAAGTCTCTTCTACTAACTTATCCTGGTAACAGAGATAAGGGCACAGAGTAATTATCTGTGGGACAGTAAAAAAGAAGAGAATTCCAAAATGGGCAATCCGCAGCCAAACATCCTGGAAACAGGATGGAGGTTCAGAGACTAGATAAAGTATCCTACCTACATGGAGAAATATCCACGAGTGCCAGAGTCAGATTAAATCTGATAAGATATAGTCCGAACTTACAGGAAACTGTAAGAAGTATAGATAAAGAGCTATACGATAACAAGCGTTGGGTACGCACGATGTAAGCCTCATCTGTATCGATGATGGTGTTTTTGAAGTCAAAGCCACGGCTGGTGATGGCTTCCTTGGAGGTGAGGATTTTGACATGGCACTAACTGATTGGTGCATTCAAGAATTTGAAAAGAAAAATAAAGGACAAACAGTGAAAGGAAATGATCGTGCTATTCGCCGTCTTCGCACATCATGTGAAAAAGCAAAACGCACTCTTTCCACTTCTACTACAGCTACCATCGAAGTAGATGCATTTGTAAATGGACTTGACTTGAATCTAACTGTAACTCGGGCCAAGTTTGAGGCCATGTGCGATGCAATCTTTCGTCGCACTATTACGCCTTTGGAGCAAGTCCTTTCAGACGCGAAGATGTCCAAAGCAGATATTCACGAGGTAGTCATGGTTGGTGGATCAACACGAATCCCCAAGATCCGTGAACTTGTCTCCTCCTTCTTCAATGGCAAAAAACTAAATGATTCCGTCCATCCAGACGAAGCAGTAGCATATGGTGCAGCCATTCAAGCCCATATCCTCACGGGTGGTAAGAATTCCAATGATCGCACTTCAGATCTTATTTTGTTGGATGTAGCTCCTCTCTCTCTTGGACTGGAAACAGCAGGTGGTGTAATGACTGCTCTGATCAAACGAAATACAACAATTCCTTGCAAGAAATCACAGACGTTCTCCACGTATGCTGATAATCAGCCTGGTGTATTGATCCAAGTCTATGAGGGTGAGCGTCAATTCACGAAGGATTGCAATCAGCTTGGTACATTTAAACTGGATAATATTCCTCCTATGCCACGTGGTGTTCCTCAGATTGAAGTCTCATTTGATATTGATGCAAACGGTATTTTGAATGTGAGTGCAGTGGAGAAATCTACGAATAAGACGAATAAGATCACGATTACAAATGATAAGAGCCGTTTGTCTAAGGAGGATATTGAACGCCTTGTTCAGGAGGCAGAGAAGAATGCAGCAGATGATAAGGTACGAATGGAGAAAGTAGATGCACGGAATCAATTGGAGACATATTTGTATAACACACGTAACACAGTTCGCGAGGATAAAGTTAAAGAGCAACTAGGTGCCGATACAGTGAAAGAAGTTGAATTATGGGTGGAAGAAGGAATCAGTTGGCTGGATTCTAATCAGGAAGAGGAGAAGGCAGTATATGATGAGAAGTTTAAATCATATGAAGAGAAAATTAAACCTGTCATGATGAAACTGTATCAGGATGCAGGAGTAAAAATGGGGGATGGTGTAAAAATGGGGGATGATGTGCAGAAAAGCACAGTGGATGAAGTGGATTAATATAAAACTTAAATCATATACACGATTATTTTATAAAATGACAGAATACGATAAACTTTATTCATTTCTTGATAATTTAATTAATCACAAAACAGATACAACTCAAAACATAATTGTAACGATTCCAGACGAAATTGAAACTAATCCAAAAAAGCGTGGGCGACCTCCTGGTAGCAAAAATAAAGAAACAACAGTGTGTCAAGCATGTCTAAAACGATTTCACACAGATAAATTTAAAAAACACGAAGAGTCTTCTGTTGCTTGTAAGAAATTTCATCAACTTCAAGAGAAACCTGAATGTGTATATCCCATTCATCAGCTTATCATTGATGCACTAGATAAAGCAACACATACGAATCATGTATGCAATTTCTGTGAAGAAGTCATAACTGATCCTAAACAGCATTTTACAGATTCTGTCGTTTGCAATCGGATGGCGTATGATACATTTAAACGTGTTTTATAGACTTTAACAAGTTCTTAACAAGTTCTTAACAAGTTCTTAACTTTATAATAAAAAAGCCTAAGAAAATCAACTACTTATAATCAGATATGCATTACCTGATTATAACTACGTCTATTCAAAACCGATTTGGAATACATCATGCTGAGAAACGAAAACAAGAATATCTGTCAGCAATTACAGAATCTCTCAGTCATTTGCCAAATGAAATTCAGCCCATCATTGTGGAAAATAGTATGACAGAATCCTATTTGGATCATTTTATGCATAATGGCGAACCTATACCTGTTTATTATACAATGAATAACCATCGTAATATAAAAAGTAAAGGTATGATTGAATTAATAGATATAAAAGAAGTGATTCAACATTATGGAATAAAAGATAATGACATGGTTATTAAGCTAACAGGACGATATACAGTCAAATCTCCCACTTTTTTTAGGAATGTACTAGATTCTGAATATTCTGCATTTGTAAAGTTTTATAATGTATGTACCAAAGAATATCTTCCACATGATTCTATATTGGGATTATATGCAGTTCGTGCATCTTTATTGCGTTATTGGAGTCATCTTACTATGAATTATCATCCATCTTCAGAAGTAGCATTTGCGCATCATATTCGTCTTCATACACAGGATATCTGCGAAATAAAACAATTGGATCTAGATTGTATATTTGCAGACGATGGTGTTGTATTACGAGTATGAGTCCGTTTAATGTTGTAAACAACATGTGATAAAATAAGGATGTCTTGGGAGGAAATAAAACGTCCATTATATGAAAAATGGAAAAAATACTGGTTTGATACACACCCACATAACATTGCAGAATATTCCTGGAACTATCTTTTCACGGGTGGAAAACAAATACGTCCCAGATTATTCTGTGAATTATGGCACTATTTATCTCCGGATTCAACCATAAATGATGAATTAGCATTTGCGATTGAATGTATTCATGTGGCCAGTCTTATTTTAGATGATATTCCATGGATGGATAATGCGGCAGCACGTAGAGGAAAACCTACTCTTCATATTGTCTTCTCACAGCGAAAAGCATGTCTTCTCTTTCATGACGTAATGTATATGGTTTATTTAATATGGATATCAAATAAACCAGATCATATTGATAAGTATGAATGGGAGAAGTTTTTATTAGAAAAACTATTATTTCTTGCACTTGGTCAATGGTATGATCTTGAAAAGAAAGGAACGCTACTAGAACTTGCATCTCTAAAAACAGGAATATTATTTGAACTCGTTGCTGAAACAGTAGCAATATGTGTTCAATTAGATTGTTCATTTTGGAAGAGTTGGGGAAATTCTCTTGGAATTCTCTTTCAATGGATGGATGATTGGCATGATCGCGAAGAGGATAAATTACAGATAAATCGTAATGCATTTAATGAAGCATATGATGAAACACTAATAATATATAATGAAACATGGGCAAAAATACAAATGGGAATTGGAAAGAGTTGGTTTACTACAGAATTTGGTATATTTATGAAATCATATTTTACAGATGATCTGAATATAGTAAGACAACCCTTACTTGTTTTATCTGATATCCAGTTTCCATATCCTATTACAATTATATTACCTACTATATCTGTATCTGCATTTGCATTACATACTACATTTCATATTGGAAAAGATTATATTAAAAAAATGTGTACATTGTTACAGATTATTGTTCATAGCATAAATAAACACGTACATAACTATAAAAAATATATGGATAAATATACAGAAAAGTATAGTGCACGATATCAGATTATTTGTAAATTATTATGGAATTTTAATGAAGATACGTGGGAAAATCATCCTCATGTGATTGGATTAGTAACTGATGTATTTCATGATAGTGTGAAAGATATGCGAAGCATGTCTACTATGTGAAAGATATGCGAAGCATGTCTACTATGTGAAAGATATGCGAAGCATGTCTATGTGAAAGATATGCGAAGACATTACATAGATTTTGTAACGGTAACTTTAGGAGGCTGAGCGGCTTGAGCCGCTTGAGGCTTTCCTACAAATCTAGGTTTAGGTTTTAATGAACTGGGTAACGCAGTAGCAGGTGCTAATCCCGTTGCTTTAAGCCATGCAGTGCGCAATTCACGAAACATATTGCCACATCCACGTGCTGCTTCAGACAGTGCTTTACGAGCAGTTTCTTCTTTTCCATCTAGAACACCAATGCGTAGAATAATTTCATCACGCAACGGATGAGGCACCGAATATCCCGCATATGTAATTCGTGGTTCTGCTCCACCTTCAATATGATTTTCAACCAACCAGGTTTGGATCAAATTTCCAAATGTATGATCCTGACCTCTAATAAGGAAATCAAATCCAATCATACGTGAATTAGCGGGTGAAATGGTAATGTGTTTGTCCAATGGATCACTGTGTACATTGGTATATCGGTTACACATATTTTCACCTACATCGCATGCACGATGTACAATATATTTGATAGGAAGTGTTCCAACCGTTTCCACGGTAAAATCATAACTATAGGGTTGTTGTTTTTCATCCATCAAGAAGCATCGTTTTACCTGCATAGTATTAAATTCACGAAGAAGAGTATTATATTTCTCTGATGTTTTATCAATGTTATCTACTTTTTTTGAAATAGATAACCATGACGTAAACATTTGATCAATGCGCTCTTCATTGGTGTCTACTGTATATTCATAGGAACACTGTGAAACAGGTGAGAATCGTGCATGTTCACGACCATTTCCGACGGATGCCTTTGCAATAATATGAATTTGTTGAGGGGGTGTACTGGGTTGAAGTACAGCAATAAGCGATGTCTTGCCTGTTACGGAATGAGGAACAAATAGTTCATCCGTTGAAATAGTTCGTTCATGTTTTTCCTCTTCATCTGCATCATCCAATGAAAGTGAACTGATTTCTTTGATTTTAAAATCGGATGCAGTTACATAGGTAGTTTGATCTTCTTTTCCAGTTACATGTAAGGTAAATACATATTTTTCTTTCTCCCATTTCAATGGTTCAGGTACATGGATGGGAAGTAATCCAACACGATCAGCCAACATTTCATTTGTCATGGGCGTATCATTATGTTGAACTAAAACATCGGTTGTTGTACCTGCCTTATCACCGGTGGATATCATATCTGAACGAAATCCTACTGTTTCTACACCAGTAAGAATAATACGGCGAAGAGTATTTACATAACTTACGTTAATGGGTGAAACCATGAAGCGCATTGTTTTTTCATCTTTGCTTTCATCCATAAGTCTGAAGGTAATGGGCTCTTTAGCCACACGAACAGGAGCAGGAGCAGGAGCAGGAGCAGTAACGGTTGCTTTCATAGTAGACATTCTAATCTATCTTCCGATGTATTATTTAAATCAATTTTTATTTATATAAAATTACATGCGTTCTAATGATTCATGATTCGTTCCTAAATTAGAAAAGAATGAGTAGACCCGCTCCCATTCATATTTGTTTTTATTCAAATCGTTGTGAATGGTCAAAAGCATTTATTGAAGAAATTTCTAAAACAGCATATCATACTGATTTTCGTTTTATTTGTGCAGATCCATCGCCTCAACGACCACAATTACCAAATTGGTTAAAACAAACGCCTACGCTTGTTATTTCTGGAGAGCCCGAACCACGTACCAATAGTGATGTAATGAATTGGTTATACGAACGTAAAATGCAGGATGGTATTAAAACATCTAGTTCTGCTGCAAGCGCAGTAGAGCCCGAGCCCTATCTTGATAGTGAAATGGGAGGAGGGTACGGAGATTCATACTCTTTTATTGGAACAGATACATCTGCACAGGGAAATGGAGGACTATCTATGAAACATAATTTTACATATTTAAATGGGCAAGATGCAGTTAGTACACGGGAAGCATCTGCATTTCAAACAACAAATACAAATCAAAAACGCAGTAAAAAAGAAGAATTATTTGATCAACAGTACGAGCAAATGATGATGAGCCGAGAGAATTTTGGTCCTAAAAAACCATTTTGAAATATGATAATTTAAAGATATGACATGATATTAATATAACTACTATGTCATATTTGAACGCATTTACGACGCAGCTCATTAACTTCTTTGAGGAATTATGCAATGTTTTCCCTGAAGAAAAGGATATTAAAATGGCATTAGAAGGTCTTCGTGGTGTTAAGAAAATTAATCCACGTCTTATGTTGGATCTGTTTATGGATCATGTCTATTCAGATTGTTCTACCGCTATTTATGAGAAAAATGTAGAAACATTTATTCAAGTGGCTCAACTAAAAATTAATACACAATTTAATGAAATGCTTTCTGCACTGTCTCTGTTTAATAAACATTGGTATACATTGAGTACGAAGAATCAAGATGTTATGTGGCAATATCTGCATGTATTATGTAAATTGGCAGAGAAAGCTACGGAACGTGTATAAGGTCAAAAAGCCTTTAGCCAAAGGCCTTAGAAAAGCAGAATAATATTTCTAATTTAAAGACTTGTTTGTAACCCTTATGAAGTATGGCACAGGAACTACCTCTCTTTCATCAGAAGTACAACGATTTTGTGAACGATTTGCTAGGTGCTCTACCAGAGTACCAATCTGGGATTGCTGCAGCTGCAGCAATGAATTTAAATGAGCGCCTTGAGCAATTTAAGGTAATTAAAATATCACTTGATTCTTCTGCTGATAAAAATCCTGGTTTGATTCTGCCAGGTGTGTTGGTAGCAGATGATGTATGGGTGAGCTTATCTGAACAGACACGAAAAGCAATTTGGGAACATTTGCGAATTCTATCTATGTGTTATTTTATGGAAACGGGATTTGATGATACGGATGGAAAAGAGGACAAGCCATCATGGATGGATGATGCTATGAATGATATGAAAAACAAATTAAATACAGATGAATTTCAGAATTTAATTAAAAAATTTATGGAGTTTTTTAAGAATCGTGATGGAGATGATGACGAAGATGACAAAAAGCCTAATATGCCTAATTTTGAGTCATTTTTTGGGGGAGATATACCTAAAATGCCAGAACGTTTCTTGAATGGACATCTTATGAAATTAGCACAAGAAATTGTAAAAGATATTAAACCTGAAGATTTGGGATTAGATCCTGAAGTTATGGCTGATTGTGAGAAGGATCCGTCCCGGGCTTTTAGTCTCTTATTTGCTACATTTAAGAATAATCCTGAGGTCATTCAAAAGGTAATTGCCAAAATTGGAAAACGTCTTCAACAGAAAGTGAAATCTGGTGCAATTAAAGTGGAAGAAATTGCACGAGAAGCAGAAGAACTCCTTAAAGATTTTTCAGATAATCCTGCATTTGTTACAATGATGGAACAAATCAAGAAGGCATTTGGATTTGAAGATATGGCTAGTGCAAAGAAGGCAGGAAAAGAGGGATCCGCTCGTATGGCGATGGTTCGTGATCGTTTACGTAAAAAGCTAGATAAGAAAAAACAAGATATTCAAAATAAGAAATAAAATCAATAATAGAATCATGTATCATTGTGAACCACCTTATTGGAATGATCCATCCATTTTATTTTATGATTTTAGTTTACAATATAAACCAACATGTGAACATTCTAAATGGAATTTTATCATGCGAATCATGTTATTATCCTTTTTTGTTGGAATCATTGGCAGTCTGTTTGCTGGATTGTCCATTATTATTGTTGCATTATTATTTGGCGGAATCACTACATTTGCAATTATTATGACAACACCTTATGAAAAGGTAGAGAAAGAGAAAGAACCTGAAAAACCTAAAGAACTTGGAAAATCTGAAAAGCATTATAAAAAAGGTGATGATTATCATTCTCTTCCATTTACAGTTGTAGTAGATCCATCAAGATCGCAAGAGAATTTTGCTTCAAAACCGACAGAACATTTTGTAAATGGTGGATCTGTTGCTTCTTCTGTTCAACCGTCTAATACAGAAGCATTCGGTCTAGTAGAAATTGATGCACATCCTTATGCAGGTCCATCTCTTCCAGATTATACACCTCCTACTTCTAAAAATCTGTTTATGAATATTCTCTTAGATGAATATAAATATAATCCTGATCGTCCTGAAGCAGCTCCTGTTGGCAATCCAACTGTAAAACAGACATTAGATGATTACTTTCGTGTTCATTGGTATTCTGACCCAACAGATGTATTTGGAAAGAATCAGAATCAGCGTCAGTTTGTAACTCAGCCTTCTACTACAGTTCCTAATGATCAGGGTTCATTTGCCAATTGGTTATATAAAATTCCTGGTAAGACATGTAAAGAGGGTGGACGCGAAGCGTGTTTATCTGGAACAGATGGTGGATTAATACCGTGGCTTTCTCAAAGTTCATAGAGTTCTTTTCTATTCTATTATATCCTATTATTTATATATATTAGAATATAATACATAAAATTAATCTACTAATTGAATAACAATTCCACCTAGACGAGCTTCTCCAACTGTACATTTATGACTACGAACAAAACAGATTCCATCATCTTTTTTTACAATTGTATTATCAATGGTATGATAACTTGCAAATCCTTCACCAATACTTGAACTTTCATATGTAACCTTATTTCCATCTTTATCCAGACATTCTCCATAATGCTTCATACAAACAGAGTTAGGATATCGTTCGGACAAAAGCATTAATTCATTACAAATAGGGCAAGACTTGGATGGAATAGGCATTAAATCTAATTGGTAGTATTATTTATATTTACAATAATTTTGTTTGGAGTATTTTCTTTTTACAGCTAAACTTTTTCAGGGTTCGGCCACGAGTCTGAAGAACAGATTTAACACAGATTCCAATAGCAGCACTCTCTTTTGCTTTTTTTATTTGTTTAAGACTGGGTCTCAGTTTAATTGTCTTTTGCACCTGTTTAATGCAGCTACATAGTTTTTTAAGTAATTTATTCATCTCTTTTATTGTATTATTTTATAATATTTTATACCACATATCTTCAGATATCAATGGAGATTAATAGACTCACTCATTCACGAGATGACCTCTGTGGCATTCAATCATTTTATTCACAGTCTGTTGGTCCTGGACGTTATATGACAACTAATTTAGTACCCAAAGCTACCGGCGTTAACCCAGTAGCTGTAAATCAATTATTAATTTATCCTCGTGAGGGTTATGGATTTAATAATTCAGCAATTGATGCTGACTCCGTATTGCGTAATCAGATCAGTTTTAAGAATAATCGTTGTCAAACACGCCCTCAATCGCGTCCATTTTTGTCCGTTCCGTATATGGCAGGTGGAAATCCGTCTCGTGATGTAGAAAGTTTATTATTGCATTCAGAACAAATTCGTATGGGCAAAGAATGTGGTACAGTTACGGAACAATTCTTTCCTCAACAATATACTCCGCTGATTCCGATTCTTAAGAATAATGTTCAGAACCCGAAAAATCTTATCCCCGAAGTGGCTGCGGCTGGATGGGTTCATGGAGGAGTTCCTTCTCGGTCTTACTTACGAGATGTGAACTGCTAAAGGCTTTTTAGGAACTTGTTAAAAAGTGCGACAAAAAGTTGTTAAGAACTTGTTAAGAACTTGTTAAAAAGTCTGGCAAAAAGAACATGTTAAAAACATATTAGGCTAATTATTAATTTTCCCAATACGTTCACATATATTATGATCCTAAAATAGAATGTCACAAAATCGCGCTTCTGTTGGAAGAGTACTTGTAGATGAACATAAACATAGTCCCGTTGCATTAACTGCTACACAACAAAAAGAGGCAGAAAAACAACGCAAAGCCGCTGACAAACAACAACGTAATCAAGAACGTGCTCTTGAAAAACAACAACGTAATACGGAAAAAGCACAAAAAGACCAGGAAAGACAAGAACGTGCTGAAAAACGTGCACGTGAAAAGACAGAAAAAGCAGCTAGAAATGCAACACAGAAGCAAACTAAAAATGCAGATGCAGCTAAACGTACTGCATTAAAACAGCAACGTAATCAAGAACGTGCCACTCAAAAAGCTGCTAAAAATACTACTGCAGCTCAACGGGCTCTAAAGAAACAACAACGCAATTCAGAAGTAGCTGATAAGAAAGCTCGGTTGGCTCGTGAAAAAGAACAAAAAGTAGCATCTAAGACTGCTAAACAACGCAACTCCAATGCCAAAAAAGCCGCACAAGCTACACTGAAACAGCAACGCAATCAAGAACGTGCTCATAAGAAACAGCAATCCAATGCTAAAAAAGTGCAACAAATGTCAGATAAACAACAACGTAATCAAGATAAAGCAGCTAAAAAACGTAATTCTAATGCCAAAAAAGCCACACAAGCTACACTGAAACAGCAACGCAATCAAGAGCGTCTAGCTAAAAAGCAGCAATCCAATGCTGCAAAAGTTGCCCGTGCTACACAGAAACAGCAACGCAATCAAAACCGTGCTGAAAAGAAACGTCAAGCAAATGCTAAAAAAGCCGCAAAAGCACCGCTTAATAATGCAAAATACAAAAAACATCTGACTAAATTTAATAAATTAATGAAAAATAGACGTGCAACAAATATTAAATCATTTACACGACGATATAATCAGCCTGTTCGTCACAGTGCATCATTTTAATGATGCAGGTTTATAATTCTTTTTTTAAGAATATACAAACAGTGCATCATGGTAATGCAGATAATTCTTTAAAGCATTACAAATAAATCTGTTTCAATTCTTCAACAAAGTATTTAATATCCTGAATATTATTATCTAGTGAGCTGTCAGGTTCAGTAGATAAAGTAAGAACAGGAAGGCTCAGACTACCAAGCCATTTTTCATGTTGTTTATGAAGATCATTCAAATAATTCATAGAAATCTCTTCCTCTTCAGGACGACCACGTACAGCAATTCGTTCTTTGGATGTTTTGCATGAAGTAGATAGATAAATAACACTATGTACTTGATAACTCTGTGAAATCACTTCAAATAAATTATTGTAAAGATTCCATTCAATTTCAGTTAACATACCCGTCTCATGCAACATCTCTGCAAAGATATGACGATCTGTGAGAATAGATCGTTCTGTCAAAATAATTTGATTAGTTTTACCTGTATCACTGAGATGTTTAATCATTTGTTGCATGTTTTTTTGGCGTGTCAAAAGAGCACACGTTTGAAATGTATATGCCCAACGTTTTTTATCTTCATAGAAGAGTTCCAATATGTTTTTTTCATTTTCATCCAACAAATACGTCCATTGATCCACTGGCTCATCTACAATATTGATCTCAGGAAGCTGTTTACGAATCTCTGCAAGTAACGTGGACTTGCCTGCACCAATGTTTCCATCCAGCGAAATAATAATATGCGGCATTTTAACTGACTATTTTAATATAAAAAAGTAATTCAATTTTATTTTTTTGATGAAATTATTTTGTATGATTCCTTATTCACTTTTTTATAAGTGTTCAATTAGAAATGTCTATCTATTTAAGTAATATTACGGATGCATACGGACCATTGTTAGAAACTCATTGGGAAAAGAAAGAAGATCCTCAGCATTATAATTATCTTACATCTCAGTTTACTCATCCTACACCTCGGCGTCATATGCTTGGTATGGTAGGCGGAAATGATGTTACGATTATTAAAGGTAATATGGTTGATTTAGAATCAGATTTACGAAGAATTAATATCCCAAATACATTTGCTCCATGGAGACAATATCAGCCACCTCAACGAGGTGATAAAGAAATTGTTCGTAATAATGTAAAAACTCAACAAAAAATCAATATACAAAAAGATCACCTACCTGTTTATCAAATGATTGCATATCCTGCAGTAGTTGCTCCTCTTGAAATGGTGAATGAAGTTTGTATGAAACCTGAAAAATACTGAACTTTTTTGAACTTTTTAGGAAAAAGTTCGGCAAAAAATAATGAACTTTTTATAGAAGTCTATTTTTGCCAGACTTTTTCCTAAAAAGTCATAGAAGAATGGACGCATGCTATACAACTCAACAGGCCCTAACCCGACCCCGCAATGATCCTTTTCATCAAGTGGACGATATGCGAATTACATCATACGCATCACGTTATTATTTAAATGCACCTGCTACAAACTGTCCGACAACATTTCCTGTTAATGCTACTACTCGTATTCAAGCAAGTGGTGCATCATGGCCTCAAGGAAAATGGAAGACAGATGTTGAGTCCGATCTGAAAGGTATTTCTCGTCTCGGTACAAAAATTCGTTGTGATGCAATGCAGTACAATCCTGATCAAAATGAATGTAATCAGACTAATTTAGCACATGCACAAGATGAAAATATTCCACTTACATTTGCCCGTCTTGTAGATCCTCCTTGTACGCTTCGTGCCACTGGTTGGAATCGCTGGCAACCACTTTTCCATAATCCCCAAGAAACATTTGAGACACCATTTGATTTTTTTATTCCTTCACGCAATCTGGATAAAGAAAAATACAATACGCATCGTGAAAAAACATGCTTTCAAGCCCGTGATCAACCCTCTGTTTCTGAACTTGGTCATGAGAGACATATGGTTTAGAATTCCTCTTCAGGTGTCAATAACCATAATTTATGCTCTTTCATTTTTGCCATTTTTTCATGACCTTTTGCCCAATTAAAATGAATAAGAACTGCGTGCTCTTTTAGTTCAGGCATATAATAAAAAATATTTCCATTTGGATACAATGCAAGTGGAAGTGCTTTTACGCTACATTCAGGTTTAACATATATATTAAAATAGGTTTGATCATTATTGTCAAATGCACATTTCTTATATTTTTCAATACCCTCTGGCGAAATACAATCATACAGTTGAATTAATTTACTACTAGACCGAATAAACATATACCCTGTACACATATTAGTTAGATCTTCATCTGAAGTACCATCATTCTGTATCCATACATCTTCTGGAGCATTTTCCCATAAATTGATATGATAGATAGGATTATGATTAAATACAATATCCCCATCTATAAGTAGTATATTCTTTCCAAGAGATAATATATGATAAATGAGTTCTACTTTATAATAACATACTTTATCATATCCTTTTGAATTCCATGGAAAAAATCCACTAAGTGATTCTTCTTTACAACAAATTGTATTATATCCCATGTCTTTAAGAATTGTATGTGATTTTTGATCCAATGCAATAATAAATACATTCTTATCCAGTCCAAATGGTTTTAAACTTTTAAGCATATTTAATGTATACATGAGATATCCATAATTAGTAAGTGTAGTTACGACTGTATTTTGAATAAGACATGGTGTAATGTCATCTAATGTAATATGAATGGACATATGGCTTATATAAGATATGAAAATATCTTTAGGTGAATATCTCAAAAAATTAAAGGTTGAAATCTATAGTATGGAAGTTGTCGCTCTATCAGGTCTCCTCGGATTAGGATATATCATATCAAGAGTAAGTCAAAGAAAAACTCCAAAAAATCAAGATATACAACCAGATGTTCCTATGAGTAGAGATCCTCCTTATGATCATTCTTATCCTCTCTTTAAAACAAATGAAGGATTTATGCCTGCTGCACGTGGACTCAATTCAGATCCATTGACAGTAGCTCCCAAAGGAGCATCTGCAGTTGGATTTGGACCTGATTTAGATATGATGTATCAAACACCCAATGGTCAGACATATCCATCTGAACCTAGTACTGGTCCTTACGGTACTGCTTTTGGTTATGCCACAAATAAACCACCATATGCTCCTAGAAATTCCAATTCCGGCAATAGACCCGCACAAAGTCCCATTGATTCTAATGTACCTATGGTAGAATATCGTTCAGATAACACAGAAGCGTCATCTTCTTATATCAATAGTGAATACGTAATTAGTCCATTGTCAGGACAACGTATTCCTTCAGGCGAATACAAGCATAATAATATGCAACCGTTCTATGGTGGACGCGTTAAACAAAATATGTCAGCTCATGCAAATACAGGAGTATTAGATGCATTTAATGGATCAGGTAGTACACAAATAAAGAAACGTGAAGTGGAAAATATGTTTGAAACATCTCGTGCTCCATTTGGAAATCCATTTGGCATGGAAGATAATACGGATTTTATTCAATCACGTATTAATGCACCCACTGCACGCAGAGGCGAACTTCCTTTTGAACCCACTAAAGTGGGCGCAGGTCTAGGTGAAAAATTTGGATTTGCAGGTAAGGGTGGATTTCAACAACTTGAAATTAATGAAATTATGCGTCCCAAAGATACAAATGATCTGCGTGTATTATCCAATCCTAAGGAAACGTATGATCAACCTATGATTCCTGGTGGACATTTTATTGGAACAAATTCCAAAGATGCAGGTGAAGTGCGTAAGTATAAACCCGATACCTTCTTTCTCAATGAATCTGGTGAGCGTAACTTTGTTACAACGGGTGATCTTATTAAAGAAACTGTACGATCTACTCAGGTTCTACCTCATACGACACGTCCTGAAACATCAGTTGAATATGGCGGTATTGCCTCATCACAGGATTTTGGTGAAGGATATGTAACGGGTTCATATCGTATGCCGACTTCACAACAATATGGTGGAGCAGGATATCGTAACGCAGATATGACAAGCTATTATACAAAAGATATGGGTGGAATGGAGGCAGATTATGGTAAATCATCTATTGAGATTCGTCCCAATGAACGCAATGAGACAAGTGAACGTGTCATGGCTCTTAATACTGCTCCTGCAGATAATCAGCTTGTCACTGCACATTTTACAGATGATGCCCGTCCTACTCGTCGTGGAGAAACCATTGGAAATATTCGTATGACAGGTACTCCTATCAAATATGGCGATCGTGCTCCTGCGATTACTGTGTGGGATCCATCTGATATTGCACGTACGACAGTGAAAGAATCCACCATTTATCTGGATCGCCCTGGTATTGCAGGTGGAGATGGTGCATCTGCTACCAATCGGTTAAAGGTATATGATCCTGATGATATTGCACGTAATACACAGAAATCACAGCTTTCTAATGGACTTTCTTGGACGGGTCCTGGTGGAAATGGTGCATGGAGTGATGCTATGGATACTACATTTGCACAGAATATGCGTAGTAATCCAAATAAGGAAATGATTGCTCGTGGACGTAAACCCATTGCTGGATCAGGTGGTTCTGCTACATTTAATGGTAATCCTGGTGTTCAGAAATCTAATAAATTGGATGCAGACATTATCAATGATCGTCCTCTTGCTATTAATCGTTCTCTGGATATTACTCCTGGTGTAGGAGATATTGGACGCGTGGAATATCGTGTTCCATTGAAGATGGATGTAAGCCGTGAGCGTAATACATATCAATCTGTTGAAGCAGTAGATAATAATCCGTTAATGCAGAGTTTACGTAAAAATGCAGAATTAGATGAGGCGGCGATTAGGGATTACCGTCAGTATTTATCAGTACAAGCATAGAAGCATAGAAGTATCTATTTTTATCTATACCATAAGTAATGATTAAGCGCCATACATTTGAGAATGGATTCCAAGTAGTCTATCAGAAATCAGAACAGACTATTCCATTAACTTGTATTCATGTATTCTGTAGTGTTGGATCTGCATTTGAAATAGATCCTATACGTGGTGCATCACATCTTGTAGAGCATATGTGTTTTAAAGGTACAAAAGATCACAGTAAACCACGAAATCTGTTAATGGAATATAATAAGATCGGTGCATATTTTAATGCATATACTGAGAAACGTTATACAACATATACACTTACATGCGACGATACTCATATAGAACATTGTACAACATTATTATCCGACATGCTTATGAATTCTTCTTTTTCACGGAAAGAATTTGATAAAGAACAGCATGTAGTAGTAGAAGAAAATATTCGCACAAAAGATAATGATAAATATATGTTAGAAAAAGCATTAGATACTCTTTATTTTAAAGGTAGTTCCTATGAAAATCCAATAGATATTATTGATTATCATCCAAGCGCTACTTATTTGCGTTATGAAGATATTTATCAATGGTATAAATGGTTTTATCATCCTGCAAATATGGTATGTAGTATTGTATCCAATGTACCATTTCAAAAAATAATTGCATTTCTTAAAAAATCCCATTTTATGAAGACAGCATCATTATCCCCTGCAAAACAATATCTGTACCCAATACGTACATTACAATCCATTACAGATCATTTCATATATCACAGAAAAAAAGGATTGTCTGCGATTATTTTACATGTTGGATTTCGTACATGCAATTATTATTCAGATGATATGTATGTAATTAAAGTTCTCAAACACATTATGAATGGATTTAGTGGACGATTATTTACAGCATTTCGTACAAAACATGGATTAACATATCGTTCTTCTGCGAATACATTATATCATGAACATACTGGATACTTTAATTTTAATATTCAAACAGATCCTAAAAAATTAATGGAGGATGGACAACGTGATGGTGTATTACAGATATTATTAGATATAATAAAAGATCTTAAAGAAAATGGTGTAACTGCAAAAGAAGTTGAAGTAGCTAAAGGAAACTGTAAAGGTGCATCTTTAATAGATTTACAATCTGTAGATACTCTTGCAAAATATAATGGTGTTGCTACTGTCTTAAAAAAAGATACAGTAGCATTTAATGATGTATATACAAAACATATTGCACCAATTACATATCAACAGGTAAATAGAATCATACATAAATATATGATTTATTCTAATCTTGTTGTAGGGATTGTACACGATCATGCTATACCAAAAAAGAAAATTGAATCAATGTGTAAACAGTATATAGACTAGAGCCATGACGCAATTTGTAAAGGGTGGGGTGGAACAATTTTCATATCATAAGAATGGCAAACATATTATTGGAAAAATACTTACTTTGGCAGATCTCAAGGCAATTCCAGCAGGATATGGTGGGCGTATTGGAGTTATTCCACGTTGTAAAGTAGATGACGATGTATATCATATATTATGTAATATACATTGGCAACATAAAGGTAATGAAGGAGATGTAATTGGTGATTTGGGAGGTGGAATAAAATGCAATGAGAAACCATATGATACACTCTACCGAGAATTGAAAGAAGAAGTGCCTGGATGGCATGATATTTTAAAATCTCAGATTGGACATAGTCCTATTGAAATCTATTCCATAGAGTATCTTCATTCCTCTGTTAAATCGCTGCGATATTCAATTACAATTTTCGTAGATATTACACCATTTATTAAAGTAATGAATGATTTGTTTATACCGACTGAAGAAATCAAAGGCATTAATGCATATAATGATTTGATTGAAATTCTTTCACATAACAATATTAATTATGGATTGCAATATTACAGAGAATATTTAATGTATAAAGGTAGTAAATGAATGCGTAAGAATATAAACATATATACACTATGTTTAAACTAAGGGACAGAAATGTCCATTGATAAAGTTCCTATTATTTTAACGGGGCCACCTGGTTGTGGAAAAAGTTACTGGATACAGAAATATGCAGAAAAAATGGGGAAACAACTGTTTATTTGTCCATGTCGTAAAGATCGGACATTACGTGATGGTAGACAAAAACTTCATATTTGGGCACGACGTACAGAACCTGCCATTTTATGGTTAGAAGGTGCTGATGATTTAACGCCTGAAGCACAAGCGTTTTTACGTCGTATACTAGAAACACATGCATCAGATGTATTATTTATTTTAGAGTGTCGTGATGCGTGCCGTTTGCAAGAGCCAATTCGTTCTCGTTGTAGAATTAAACGGATTAATCAGCCGACATTAGCCGAATTAGAATCATATCTTACAACATTTAGTAATATAAATGTGGATGAAATTATAGAATATTTAAAATACAATGATTTATCATATCGTCGTGCAAAACAATGTATTACGCTTCAATTGCAATTTCCTAAGATATGGCAAAGAACATTAGAACATTCTATAAAAGAACATTCAGAACTTACTAGTCTATCACTTGATCGTGTTATTACGTATATAAAAAATGGATATCATCCTGAAATTTTAATTAAATCTCTTTTAACAAATGAAGCAATCTTAAAAGACTACGGCAAATGCATTGAACATTCAGGATCATCTTGGGCATTTTTATCAAGTGCGTTATATATTGCTGAGGCAACAACCGTGAAACAAGAAGAATGAATATGGATTCCATTACTTCTGTATATTCCGATACACGTACAGAATATACAAAACAATTATGTATTTTTCTTATTCCTGCCTATTTTCAATTCTTTGTAGATCTGTTGGGAAAAGCAAAACAGGGATCTGAACCCAAAAAGGTACTATGGCAATTTCAAACTATGTTAAATGAAATTCATGATTGGAATATGGAAAAAGTTCATAATGAAATCAATACAATTCATGGAAATACAGGTTGTGATTATTTGGAGGATTTACTGACTGCAGTATTTATTGCACATACAAAAGTGCTTACTGCGATTCGCTTATCTGCAAATAATAAAAAGGTTGAGATTACAATTCCAAAGGTGGAGCATTTTTTATTTAAGGTTCTATGTGAAATCTCAAAATTGCTGTGGAGCTCTACATATTTATTCCGTGAAGATATTTCTGGAATAGATCGTCAACAGAATTATAAATTGATTGAAGGAATTATTGGAGAAGGTATATTGCAGGCCATACGCAGTTTGGTTCCTGTAAAATCTATTTTAAAGAATTTAGTAAATCAGGAAGAGACAAAAGAGACAAAAGAGACCGATAAAGAGGATAGCGATGATGAAGATATTGCAGTTAAACCTCAAGCTGAATCTGATTCTCAATCATTAGCACCGTCAGCACCATTAGTGCCATTAGAGTCTCAACCAAAATCAATATTATCAACTGTTAAGAATGCACTGGATTCTGCTAAATCAGATTTACAAGCAATTCAATCTGAATTGCAAGATGGAACTTCTGATTTGCCATTGGTTGAATTAAATGAAGTATCGGAATCACCTCAAGTTATTAATTTAGATGAAAAACCTTCTGTATCATTTGCAAAATATAATACAATCTTCAGCAGTGAAGATCCAGATGAATCTAATATGGTTGAAGAAGATAAGTCTCCGGATCTTGAAATACTTGATACAGTTGGATCTGCATTAAATAACAATGATTTTGATCAACTAGATGATGATTCTGAAATTCTTGAAATGGATGACTATGAAGTGCTTTAATTGCTTTTAGTAAAACTTTTAGTAAAGCGACTAAAAGCTTTTAGTCGCTTTGCTAAGCAAAGCTTAGAACTGCGGTCACACCTGTTATTATTTTCTCACATGAATTGAATAAATGATACCTGCATGGTTTCCGTGGATATTTGTTGGAGGCAGTCTATTTATTGCATTAAGCTTTCTTGGATCAAAATATAAAAATAAAGAATACAGAAATATTCAATTTTTACAAGACTTTATCAGTGGATCCATTTTTGTTGCATTTGCAGGTGTACTGATGCCCGACTTATTTCCTACATTTGAATTACCTTCATTGCCTTCATTGCCTGCATTTTCATCTGAATCTAATGATTTTGATTTGCAAATTAGACCACCACGATTAATTGGAAGATAATACTAGATATGTCTACGACCATTTATGATTCATCCTTGTTAACGCAACGTCGTAAACAAAAAGTAGAATCTGGTGCCTATATTAATGCTGTTGCAAATAATACAAATCCTAATGTAACATATACAAGACCTCTTGGTATTCTTGATCAATCCATTATAAATGATATTAAATCTGGACAGATGGTTTATTACCGAAAATCAAATGGTATTATTGCAGCAGATAATGGATGCCCGTGTGCTTTATTGCCTAATACGGGATGCAATACAAATTAAATGTATCAATGTATCAATGTATCAATTTATTATTTATGATATAATATCATAAATAATATGTAATAAATCTTGTATCTAAATCTTGTATCTAAATCGTGTATCTAAATTCCCAATGAATATACTTTTTCATCCACATCCGATCTATAGCGAAATAGGTCAAACATAGGTTTATATAATTGATCACGTGGAACTGCATTATGAACATCATGTGCAATATGAATATATAAATCAAATCCATCATATTTTTCATTACCATCTTCATTTTCATAAATTGTTCGCCCTGCATCATCCACTGTCCATCCCCATAGTAAGTTATATAATTCTGATTTTGTTTCATATACTTTCCAGGATCCTTCTTGACTCATAATCTTCTTTCCTTTTTTCTTAGGAGGTACATCTTCAAATAATCCATCAATTAAACTAATAGATAAACGACATAAATCAAATGACATATTGGGTTTTACTTTTGGTTGAGTAGCATCATAAAATGGGCCAAAATTATACTGATCACTTGCATCCTGATCAGGCCAATGATCATCTGAAATAAATTCTTTCTTTCCTAGACGAAAAATGGATCGTCCAAAATCAATAATACTAAAGATTTTTCCATAGGTTGGAACTCTCCATAGATCACCCTCTTTTGTTTTATAAAATAGATAGGGTTTGTCAGTAGATCGCCATAAAATATTATTAGAATGTAAATCATTGTGAGTAAAATGAAGAGTACTTTGAAGAAATGTTAGAGCAGAAATAATTTGAAATAACCATGCAACCCATCGCTCTTCCCATGCTGCTGACCCATGTGCATGTCCATCAATTTCATCTTCATCAATAAGAGTATCTAAAATACCTTCTTGTGCTTCCTGTGCAATTGTAATAACAGGAATATTGGATAATTCTAATCCAATTTCAATAGAAACATCTTCTTCATCTTCTTCATCTTCTTCATCTTCATCATCCTCTTCATCCTCTTCATCATCCTCTTCATCTTCCTCTTCATCTTCTTCATCCGAATCAAGTGATGTTTCAGATAATTCATCTAATGTAAGAGCTTCTAGTGATACATCAGGAGGATCAGATTCTAATACATCAGTTACATCAGTTACATCATTTGCATCATTTGCATCTTGTTTAATATCATCAAATGAAAAAGAGGTTGCCGAATGAACAGATACAGAATCGGATTCCAGATCCAATGGATGTAATTCTTCATCATTTTCAAATGGAGGTGTAATAATCTCATTATACAGTTCTTCAGGCATGTCATCATTTACAACAATCTTTGCACGTTTTTCTGCTATTCCATCCCAAAACCATCTGCAGTTACGATAGGTATCATATTCATTTGAAATATTAAATTTATATTTCTTACTAACTCCTGTAAATGAACCATAAAATAAAACACAATGTGGTGTCAAATCCATTTCACGAAAACGACTCAACGTATAATTAAGTAAGTAATCAATGTATGCTTGGTTATTCTGACTATGTACTTTTTGAATAATCTCTTTCCATTGATCAGTGGGTTGTGGAAGAAATGGATGAATCGGTGTTGTATACTTTTTACGAAGTACATCCATTGGATTTAATAAATGAATAATTTTCGTATAGACTTCACATGGCTCTTGTTCTTTCGTAATGTGATTGATTCGTGTTGCTTTCCAGAAATTGGGCTTATGTTCATTGTGCCATTCGCTAATTTGGTAAGTAGATGGAAGTTCTAGATTTAATTTAGATTGAATTTCTTCAGGATGAGGAAAGAATTCCAACATAGGGTTATAGCGTTGAATATTATCCAATGTATGAAAAGATAATCTATCATTTTCAGAAATCGTACATTCTCTGCATGCTTCTTTCTTAATAGACTTTACAATAGATAGCATCTTCTTCATTCATAGAGTTATGTGTTGAAAAGAGTACGCATATGAAATATATTCTGTAATAGAATGGCACAGGGTGGTGTAAATGTAAATCTCCGGAAGTTTGTAATGAAATCAATTCCACAAGACGCAGTTGCTGTTTTTATTGGCCGCCGTCGTACTGGTAAATCCACTCTGGTGCGTGATCTACTCTTTCATCATCAAGAATTGCCGCTAGGATGTGTTATTTCAGGGACAGAAGAGTCAAACGGATTCTTTAAAAAGATTGTACCACCCATGTTTATTCATGGCGAATACAGTGCTATTATTTTATCCAATTTCGTAAAACGACAGAAATTGGTCATGGCTCGTATCCAACAAGATGAAGGTCGTGGAATGAAATCCAATATTGATCCTCGCGCTTTCCTTATTCTGGACGATTGTATGTACGATGATTCATGGACTCATGATAAGAATATTCGCTATTTATTTATGAACGGTCGCTGGCTCAAAGTATTTTTTATTATTACGATGCAGTTTCCTCTCGGTATTCAACCTGCTCTTCGTACCAATATTGATTATGTCTTTATTCTGAGAGAACCTTATCTGAACAATCGTCGTCGTCTCTTTGAAAATTATGGATCTGCTTTTCCATCCTTTGAGTTTTTCTGTCAAATGATGGATCAATGTACGCAGAATTATGAATGTCTTGTTATTAATAACAATACACAGAGTAACAAACTAGAAGATACGATTTATTGGTACAAAGCAGAAGTTCACGGAGAATTTAAGATGGGTGCTCCTGAGTTATGGCGTCAATCTGAGATGATCTCACGTATTAAGGAAGAAGACGAGGTTAACAATTTTGACCCGAGGGCAAATACTAAACTACGTGGTCCTGCCATTAATGTTCAGAAGAAATATTAGATGATATATAGTTTATTTTCATAATTAAGTGATAGATGAATACAATTCTGCGACAATATCTTCATTCAACAAAAGACGACTGGAATTATATAACACCTCTTGATTTTTATAATGAATATTATATGAAAAAAGAATATATGTTGATTGATTTACGTGATAAAAAATCATTTCATTCAATGCATATTAAAGGTGCGAAGAATATATTTTGGCTAGATATATTTGATGAAAAAAATCTTAAAAAAATACCAAAAAATAAACACATATTTTTAATATGTTATGTTGGACATACAAGTAGTCAGATTCTAACATTATTAAAACTAGCAGGGTATAATGTAACTGCAATTAAATATGGATATGGTATTTCACCTGTTAAAGGTGTACCTGTTGCAGGATGGTTAGCATATGGATTTCCAGTGATTCATAATTAAATATAAAATACTACTAGAATGCGTTTAAAACAACTCATTGTAATCGTACTTATCATTATTATTTTATATGTTACATGCGTAAAAAAGATGGAAGGATTTGTGGATGCAGGTCGGTGTGGTGTAGATTTACCGCGATGCGCTGATGGACTACGGTGTATGAATGGGTATTGTAAATCAGATGTTGCCCCTGTTCTTCCTTATTTTTCTGATCTACCCATTACTCCAGATCGTTATTAGATTTGGTCATTAATAAAAACCTCTGTATTTGCTAGAAAATGAATAACTCAAAGGCAATGGGACTTGGAGCAATGCTTCTTTTTTTAGTAGTGGCCATTGTTGTTTTACCGATGGTTGTGCGTTATATTGATAAAATGGAACCGCATTATGTATCAGGATTTCAGAATATGGTTCAAAATGTAAACGTACCTGCAGGCAATGATTCATATCGCCCTGACTCCAATACAGATTACATATGCCGATCGCCGAATGGAAGTGGTAAGCCATGTGATGAAGGGACATTCTGTGATGGAGCTACGCAACAATGCGTAAAGAGCTATGTTGGAGGTGCTCCTGATGTAGGATACTTTTCTTAAACAGATAACATTATAATTTTCTATATACATAAATACTGGATGATCTTTCCCATGTCATAGGAATATGATATTCTTTCCTATGAAATGCACTATGAAACGGTAATTCAACAGAACATGCAATAAGTGTATCTTTTTTCACTTCCTGTTCTATTTTTTTAGCAAGTTGTTTATTCAATTGATCTGAAAAACACAGATTAGATATAAATACCCAAGAAGCATCTTTTATAGAATAATCAAACATTGATCCACATATAAATTCAATACGCGATTGTACAGACTTTTTTAGGGCATGATATATTTTCATTGCTTTATCATGTCGTTCTTTTACTAATTCAATCCCTTTTGATTTTATATTTGGTATTAATTCTGTTATTAATACCACCATCTTTCCAATACCCGATCCTAAATCATAAAATACCTTTGGTTCTTTCGGAGAATTGATATCTTCTTTTTGATAAATCTCAATCAATCGTTCTATTCCTTTTAATGTAATTTCACCATATGTTGTTGCATATTTGGGATCATAGGATGATTCAAGGCCATATCCATTTAATCCCTTATATATTTTTTTGACTCTTTTACGTGTTGCATTCTTTTTAGCATACATCTATAATAAATGTAATATTTTACACCTTTTGCCAATGTAGTCTATCTTTGGATATTTAACGAGTTCTTAAATGTCCAAATATATAATGTACATAATGGCTATATATATAAATGTATACGCCGATTTAATTCTTCAAGTTTTTGCTTAAGTTGTGTTTGAGTTGTAAATAATATATATGTAATAATAATACCACCTGATAATTCTTTTAATATAGAATATTTAAAACCATACATACCATCCAAAAAGAATGGTACCTGTTTAATACCGATTCTCATAAAATAAAATAATACTGCAATGATTCCAAAAATACATCCAATTTCTAAGACCAACATAAGAAATGATTTCTTTTTAGGATCTTCTTTAGATATAATTTTCTCTAAAAAGACAGATAATCCTGTTCCAAATATAAAATATAAAAGAGATACAAAAAAAATAGATAATATTTTTACTATATAAAATCCAAGCATCTACTATACTGTATATTTACTCTTTTGAGTCAACCTTTTCAATCGTAGATTTACGCTGAAGTGCCAAATCACCCTGTGAACTAAACATATCGCCAAATGCAGCCGATGCAGTCAAGGCTGATCCTGGTGCAGTAGGTTTAGCACCTTTGGTCCGCTCCTCAAAGAACTTCTCACGAGAATCCTCATTTTCCTTGTACTTCTTCATCAGTGTATTCAACTGATCATTGTTATACTCCTGATCTTTGACCTCATTCGGGCTTGGATCCCACGGCGTCCATTTACCAACCTCACCCATAAAAATATTATGATACTTATCTTTCGTCTGAAGTTTCTTTGCTTTCAACTCTGCTTCTTTCGTATTGCCATATACACCCCGAATCTTTACACCACGCATGGAAGTACGAAACTCATTCAATTCATAAAATTCTTCTTCCAACTTCAATTTATGTTTAAACATAAATTCATCATATGCCTCTGAAATGGTCGTCTTTGTAATAGAATCCTGATTAGATTTAACAAATTCTGTATAATTCGTTAGAATTGACTGAACCGATAAACGATTTTTACGGCAAATGGCAGCCGCATCAAGTTGATCAGCTTTCTCTAGCACACTTGCTTTTTCATCCAGTTCATCATTTACATGTTTTACAGTATCAATTAGAAATTTCTCCAAATTCTTAACCTTCCAATCAACTTCATACGATTCTACAAACTTCTTGAAGAAAAATACTTCTTTTTTATCCAGCACTTTCTCCGGACTAAGAAAACTCAATAACACGTATTTCTGGCCAGGGATCTCCGTGTCTTCATCCAAAAAGTCTTCTACTACGTTTGATGATTGTGCCATCTTCTACAGCATTTTGTTTGGTATGCTTTAAACTGATTTAGGGATTCAAATGAGTTATTTTCTTAGGATCAAATATAGAAATGATGGGCTACGGATTCGCTGAAATTGTTAACCGCGTTATTAAATATTTGATTGAGGGTCTCGTTATTGCCGCCGCCGCTATCTTTATTCCCAAGCGTGCTCTCCCCTTTGATGAGGTAGCTACCCTCGCCGTCCTCGCCGCTGTCGTATTCGCTGTCCTGGATGCCGTCAGCCCCAGCATGGGTGTTACTAGCAGACAGGGGGCAGGTCTCGGTTTGGGCTTCAAAATCGTTGGATTCCCCATGTAAATTCTACATTTAAATTCACCCATTTGTAAATGATTATTTTTCAGAATGTAACATTCTAAAAACTAATCATAGTACCCCTCCTGCCTCATTTCTTAAATTTCGGGCTTTTCAGAGGATTCCGCATTTTACAATTTTCAATTCCAATACAATGGTTTTCATATATATCTTGATATGAAAATACATGCAAGTTGATCTTGTAATTCACCTATTTAGCTCTTCAAAAATGAACAGAGTTGCCAGCGATTAATCATTCTATCTCGTTGTATTTCCATTTCTTTTTCAAACTGATTATCAATATCAAGATATTTATTATTAATAGTAATATACATTTCTGTTATATACTGACGTTCCTGTTCTAATTTGTGTAGCATATCTTTTAATATAATACTCTGTTTTGTTTGCATTTGTAGCTGTACATTCATGATTTGATTCATAATATCTTTTAATTGATTTACAAGCATAATTTCTTCAAACTGTATTTTCTTTACTTCTGAAAAAACATTAATCGTATTTAATCGCGGATAGTTATGACGAATATCTTCAGGTAAAACAAATTGATTTGTCTCTTTGATTTCACGAACATCATTCTGTGTTTCATTAATTAGATTTTCCAATTCTTTTGATGCTCCCTTAATAAATAAAATCTTACCTGAATTAAATTCTAACTTAGATTGAATTCTATCAAATTTATACGCAGATACACGATGTGCTTCTGCCTTTGCATCTAGTTTTAAATAATTAATCAAATTAAGAAAGAAAAAATTAAGGGCATTTAATGAACTTACAATGAGTGCTCCATATTGATATTCTTTCAATGCAATACTAATAACAGAACATATTGCAGTAATACAGATAGTAGGAAGCATTAAATAACTAAGACGTTGCTCGCATAATGTTTTTGCCTCAATATAGAGAATTTTCTGACCTTTTAAATACATTGCAATAATATCACAAATCATAGAATCATTGCATTCATTCTTACTGTAATTTCCAGTTAATATTGTATCCATTGTTTTATATGTAAATAAAGATGGAGGAAGATTTGAAGAAATAGGTTCCTTAAGAGATAAAGGCATCACTGGTTCTTCTGGAGGTAATGAACTATTTCTTAGCAGATTTGGAGGAATAGGTTCCTTAAGAGATAAAGGCATCACTGGTTCTTTTGGAGGCAATGAACTATTTCTTGGCAGATTTACAGGTACATTCTCCGATTCTGGATTAACTATAATATTGAGCTCGCTCATTTATAAACTATAGTACAGTAGGTTTAGATGGGAAATATAAATCCTTCTTATGCAGCAGTTCATGCATATGATCCTAATGCGTATATTGTAAATAAGTCATTAGAACAAAAAGTACTTGAACTTGAAAAATATGAACGTGATGTGAAAGAATATAATCAAGCATTAAAAGCGTATAAAGAAAGGCATCCCGAATGTAATAAACCATTTATTACATTAGATACGCATACAATACCAGCTATTGCAAGTATACAAGAAAAAAATAAAGCCGAATTAATTGCAAAACAGTTTGGACTCTAACTTGTGATTCTAACCACTCGTCCGAATGTAATGCCATCCCTGATCCTGACAGATTAACTTCCATGTTTTATCTTGCATATAGAGTTTATCACGGTTTTTCAAAAGAGGAAAGCATGCTAAATATTCATCCATTTCCAGAAGTTCACAGAATTTATACAGAACATAACTGTAAGATAAGAAATTACGACGACCTTTAGGACAATGCTTCTTAAAAGATGGTTGAATTTCACGAAACATATGACGTAATTTCTCTTCATTTTCGCGTGACATAAATGGAGCATTTTGACCATTAAGACGATTAATAATATGAGGGATATGTTCATAATATTTAGAGCATTTCATTTTACGCAGAATCTCACGGAGTTTTGTGGGTTTAAGTGTACTCATATTTGTAATCTGTTCGCGTTTTAATTGAAATAAAATAGCATCATAAATATCTTCAGGGATTTCTGTACTCTCTTTTGCTTGAAATTGAGCCAACCATTCATTAAAATGATTGATTTTCTTATATGCATAATAACATACTTCACGAGGAGGATCTTTATAGGATGGTTTATCTGTATCTACTAAGAGTGCTTCTTGATGACCACATTTTGAACAGGTTATATGTGCTTCGTTTAAACAGATAATCATTTCTGCACAACATTTATCACAGATTGTCCATGAATCCTCGTAATCATCAATCGTATTCCGAACCATACTTGGATCTTCTAATTGCAGATACTCATTAAGCAATTGATTTCTCTGAAGTGTTTTTTGAACGGGTTTCACATCTGTTTTGTTTCCTTCTTCTTGAGCAACTTCTTCTAAAATTGCTAAAATGGATCCTGGTTTTGCTTTATTGGAGGTCTGTGCATAATTTCCTTGTTGAATTTGATCTTGAATATCATAATAATTGTATAAAATTGTTCCAGTACGAAGATAATAGTCCATCATATCTGAATCATCATCTACCGATTTTATTTTCTTTTCAAGGATTTCTGCATCACGTTCTAATCTCCATAGTTCTGTCGTGGAAGTAGTTTCTAATATTTTTTGATGAAGTACGGTTAATTCTGTTTTTAAGATATCAATGTTCTTCTTTTCCTCTACCATATGTTGAACATGTTGACTATGAATGGCATCTAATGTTGTTCGTGCTTCTGGATTACTTCGCTTTGAATTTTTTACTTTAAAGAAGACACTCATCTAGTAAAGAGGTAGAGATTTGTTTTAAATTATATTTGTGCGTATAAAATAGAAATTGTTGCTCCTGGTCCTAATAATAATGGTCCTCCTAATCTTTCTTTAAGTAAAGCGAATGCTTTTGTTGGACCATCACATGCTCCTCCATTATCTAATAATAGAAAAGTGAATATAATGAGAAGTGTAAGTCAATTTCCGATAGGACAGTATAATCCATCTGCTCCTGTTAGCACTGCATCTCTTTGGTCATAGCCTGCTGTAGCTGCGGCACCAGTTAGAAATTATGGAAAGAATAATCATCGTATGAATAATTCAAATAAAGGTGGTTGTAGCAAACGCACACACCGAGCCAAACGTTCTCATAGAACTCGCCGACATCGCAAACATTAAATACTTTATATAAAGTAAATTTCTATCTATATTATAGAATAATGAGTAAGTCAAATGGTTCTTTTATGCCACCCTATTTAACTCATAGTTATAAAAATAGAACAGTTAATCAGCAGAAAAAATATAATAATTATATGAAAAAAATGAAAGAACCACTAAGTTTACCTTGGGTTATTACAAGAAACCAAACTCCAAGAGAATTAAATATACTTAGAAAACTTCATGCTGTTAATTCTGAAGAATTTAAAAAGTTGTCAACAGAATATTTTAATATAATAAATACAGAAAGAAAACAATACGAGCAAAATCAAAAAGTACATAAATCAAATAAATCAAATAAATCAAATAAATCAAATAATTCTAATAAATCAAATAATTCTAATAATAATAAAACTAGAAATGCTAAACGACGTAAATCATCTCACCCTTAAAAAGCCAATACCTTACCAAAATACATCCACAATACAACACCAAATACTGCTTTGGACATAATATCCAATATATTATAAGCAATATTCTTCTCCTCTTCTTTTAACATATATGCAATTCCATATCCCGTCCAGATTACCCCAAAAATAATAAATACAGCAAGAGAACATCCTTTTGGTATGATATACATATACATATACAACAGCATGGCTGCAAAAAAGAAAAATCCGAGTAAAAGACCTTTCATAGAAGAAATCATTTTAGATTCACCCAGGTATCCAAATAACAACATGAGCCAATTTAGGATAACAATAATAATATAACATTTGTAATCTACAGAGTTTAATTTTGTATTATAAAATAATACAACTGCTAATAAAATAAGTGGCGTAGTAATCATCCAATCCATATAACGCATTGGTATAATTTCACTTAATTTGAAATTGGGCTGTTTCATTTTATCCAAAAATGTTCCATATACAATACCTGCAACAAGTGATACTGCTGTTTCAATATTCATAATATGACGTGTATTGATACATGGTGTACGGAGAGCTTCAATTAATGTAATCGCAGTATATCCAAAAAGAACAATATAGGTTGTCATAAAACTATTGTTCAGAAGAGTGCCATATTTCAATACGGGTTTAGAATCTGGAGACATTCTATTTATGTATTTATAATTTTTCAAACATAGAAAACATTTCCAATCCTTCTTTGAATAATTTAATATCTCCTAGAATCTTTTTTGCAAGTGCCTTTGTATTCTTTTTACTGTATAATGAAAATGACCACAGATTTTCATTATATTTTTTCCATTGTTGATACTGTTTATGATCCGAACAAATTGATACATAAATACTATACAGTTCTTGCTTGTATTCTCTGTGCGTTTCTTTTGTTTCTGCATCAAAAATAAGTTTCATCCATTTTACAAAGCGATCCATCTGTAATAAATCTAGCTCACGCTCATCATCTGTTTCATGCCGAATAATAGTTGGTTGCTGTACAGGTTTATAGGAGTATGCACTTGTAATCACAGATGATATAATGGGTCCCAGATTGGTTGCAATAAAATGTGTTGCTACTTGAACAGGGATTGACATTTCTTATAGCAATAGATTTTATATTGATATGCAATAATTATCCATAAAAGAGATATAGTGTTGTTAAAATATCTTCTGGCTCTTCTCGGCATTCCTCTAGCTTCGTAATTAATATTTCAATTCTTCTTAACATTTCTTCGGTATTGATTTTTATCATTCCTGTGGGAGTATATCCAAAAGGTGATATATGCTTTATAGATTGTTCTGTGTATCCATCTGGATTAAAACGTAAGAAGATAACTTTTCGGAACCCTAAATCCTCATATAATGAAACCATTCGTTTCTGTTCACATGCATAATTGGCATGTCTGTTTTCATCCACTTCAATAATAAGACAATGTGATCCAAAATCAATAAAGAGATCAGGACGTTTTTTAGAACAACCTCCTTCAATTGTTTTATCAAATGCCATAGTTAATGTATCTTTATAGTGTGCTTTCAATGCGTCCATAACATAATGTTCTTTTAGTTTGAATTGTCGTGGGATTTTGACGTCTGGATTCAATACGCAGTAGCAACGGAAACAATAGGGTTTCCAACGGGAGCCAATAATGGATACATGGTTACAATTTTGACATCCGCTTTCTGGAGTGCAGATCATACATGAACTTCGTCGTTTATCATGACTGCATATTTTATATCCGTGGCATGTGATACATTGACTTTTAATCTTTTTATGCTCACAAATATTATTTGAATCACAATCTACACAGCAATATTTATTATTACCATGTAAACATATCTCCGTACCCTGGCATTCCGCACATCTACTTTTTCGTTTTTTATGCTCACAAATGCATTCACTTTTAGCACATTCAGTGCAATGATCTTTACGTTTCTTGTGAATACATAGATCAGCCCCACCGCATTCTGCACATCTGCTTTTAAGTTTCTTATGAGCACAGAAAGATCCTCCACTGCATTCAATACATCGTGATCTACGTTTAGAGTGGGGACAAATTGAAGCCCCTTTGCATTCTACACATCTGCTTTTATGCTTTTTATGAATACATATTCCTGAACTACCACATTCCACACACATTGATTTGATTTTCTTATGAATACATACTCCAGTGCCGCAATCTACACATTGACAAGCCTGTCGCCCATGTTCGCACTTTTTACGAGTGTATTTTGGCTTTTCTATCTGAACTTCTGCTGTCATTGTAATAGTAATATATTATATAAAATATAATTT